GAAAGAAGAAGGAGCCATTCAAGTAAGAATTATGAATGAGTATGAATTATTGGGAGCAATGTCAAAATTTGAAGAAAGAATTGAAAAATATAATAAATTAAAATAAAAAACACCAGGAAATTGTCCAGGCAAATTTTACCTGGAAAAAACCTGGATAATTTTTGTTCAGCTGGAAATCTTAAAAATTAACTAAAATTTCAGCTAATAATTTATGTTCTTCTGCATTTGGGTCGTTTCTATCAATCCATTCTTGTTCAGACATTTCATCAAAAAAAGAAAGTCTTTCAGTTAAAACTTCCAAAATGTATTCTTTATGTTCACTTTTCATGTGTACCTCTTTCGATAAGCCAATCCATTTTGTCAGACATCCATGAACAACTTTGACATTGCAAAGCTGACCAAGCAAGATGATAAACTTTTTGAGTTTTACCACATTTAGGACATTTAATTAATTTTCCATTTCTCCTACACTTAGAGTTTTTCTTCATTGGAACGAAAATAACCTCCTCCAAACCATTACGATTTGGGGAAGTGATTTCTTTGTATTGTCTATAATTCTCATCTTCATACATAAATTGATTATATTTGAAGTCAAGATTTATAGAATCTCTAGCATAATCAGATAATGAAATATCACCCATGAGGTAGGCATCATCAAGTGATGCCCTTTTTTGTTGATACTCTTTTAGTTTCATACAAACCTCCTACCATGTGATTCACTTTTCATTTCCAACATTTTTTGATTTACAACATGAGGTGGATCTGAATAAGAATTATTGTATGCTTCTAATTCTTCATCACTTGGTTCGTAATTAATTATCGAATCAAGAATTTCTAAAGCATCATATATATCATGCCATGTTGGAACGTTATATTCAGAATCACAAGGCCACCTATTAATTAGGTTTTCTTCTTTTTCTATGAAAGAATTAAGTTCTTCATAAATTTTTTCAAGTTTCATAATAACTCCATGCAAACTTCTATACCTTTTTTGCATAAATCTATTTGTTTCTCGGTTAAACGAGGTTCAATAGATTCTGCAATTTTTTGGCACGCTAAAGATTTTTCATCATTTGGTGCGGTAATTGCAAGAACTAATGCTTGGAGATATGCTTGCTCATCATTTGTAATTTTCATTGTAAATAATACCCCTCTCCGTTAGTGTCATCATCTTCATCTATTGCCCACCATTCCATTTTTACATCTTTATATTTATCTCTAAGTTTTTTATATATAGCAATGGGTGGACACCATGCGGTATTGAAACCAATAACAATAGAACCATTGTTAATTTCAGTAATTTCAATATCATCTTTTGGAACGTCCCATTTGGTGTCCCATTTTTCCAATCGCCAACTATACCAACGAGTATCTTGTTCATTTGTAGACTTAAATTTATGCAACGTCATTACTTCACCGTTGTTTAATTTAAGCTCTTCAATGATCGGTAGCTCTCCTTTTTTACCTAAAGATTTCTCTTTAAAATAATTAACTGATTCATTTCCTTTTAATGGAACGGTAGGCCAATTTGGTTCTTTAATAAGCTGACCAAATGGAGATCCTTTTTCAAAGATCTCTTTTATTTTTTTGATGTTAGTTGTTTTTGCTGAAGAAAACGTAACTTCGTTTTGTGTCCAATTTGGCATTTGATTAACCTCTAATTACGGGAATAAGATCATCTAAACATTTTGAATTTGCAATCCATAATGCACCTCCATCATTTCCTTCATCATCTTGTTGAGGAATTAATGCTTGTCCATCTTCCAATTCAATTACGATTGGTGCGGAATACCAACCGCTTGCATCTGTTTCTTCTTTGGTAAGGTAACGAACTCCAACGATTCTTTTACCAATTAGATTTTTAAACCTTTGTGACCAATCCTTTTTATCTTTATAAAGTGGATCGTTTTCGAGGATCACAGTTTGTCTTTTTGATTTTGTCATAGCGTTTTGTGAGAAAAAAATAATAATTTTATGAGACAGATTTTTCAAAACTTGTGTATTCTTCATCATCCCATTCGGGGTCTGGAGAAGCAGAAAAATCAGGAATGAGCTTTGATAGCTCTCGTATCTCTTTGCTTAATCTAGCTAATGCACTAGGGTCATTATCTGTTTCAGCTTTGAGCATACTTTGAAAAAGAAGATTCATTGCCGAAGCAATCATTTTCTTATGGTCATTGTTTGAAGGTTTAACCCTTTTATCTTTGGAACGATCAACCATTGCTTTAACGGTATCTCGGTGTGCTTGTTGTCTTGATACATTAAATGTACTTTGAGCATAAGCACGAACACCTTTCGGTGTAATTCCTAAATCTAAGAGACGTTTCAACCTTTCAAGATCATCTGACCTTATACTATTGGAACGTCTTGAATTTACCATAGGCACTAGACATTTACTACATTAATATACTAGCATATTTATAGTTAATGCAACATTCAATTATGGGTAGAATTAAAGATTTATTATTGAGACAACAAAATGAACAAGATCAACCAAATCCAAATCAAATTGACCTTTCATTCAGCGATCAATGGTTTTTATTAGCCACTATTGTTTCTTTCATAAAACATTCAAAATATTCTACTAAAAGAAAACAAAGATTAATTAAATTATTGGATATTTTTAAGCAAGCATCAAATGAAGGAAGTTCAATAAAATTTTCTAAAATCATTGCCAATACTAAGAAATAACTGGTATAATAAAGGAGTAGTTTACTTTTATCGCTATGCCTATTTTTGAGATCACCGATTGTAACGGCAATTCTCATTCCGTTGATTTAACAAAACAATCTATTAACTCAATAGATGATGTTAAAAATGAATTTAAAAAATTTGATCAAAAGAAAATTTTAAAAGATATATACAATGATTTATCAAATGTAAATGGTTGTATCGCAAATTTTGAACAAGATGAATCAATTGATTCTCTTATTAAAAAAATCAAAGAACAAACTAATTTTATGAAAGCTAATTTAGGAGGAATTAACTAATGTCTGCTTATTTATGTTCGGACGATACTCTCAACGCACTATCTACTTATTGGTTTATTAAAAGTGGTGAAACTTGGGACGATCCCTCAAAAACTCAAGCTTATAAAAGAGCTATGAGACTTCGTTACAAAGATTCTTATTTTAAAACTAGAACTGATTCTAAAGATTATTTGAAACTTCATGCTGATTTTGAAAAGTATATTAACGAACTTTTCGAAAGAACTTTGAAAAATTCTCATAATGATTTATATGAATTAGTTTTTAATACTTTGTTAACAGAAAACAAAAACTCACTAAATGCAAGATATTCTAATCCAACTGATATGTTTAGAGATTCTTATATATACAGACTTTCTAATTGTGTTGTTAATTGGATCGATAAAAAAGAAAGTGGCTATTTAGTCGGTATAGTCAACAATTATGATTATCAATCTTGTGAACATGATAATTATGAAAAATCTATGGGTTATGCAATCCTTAACCAAATTAAAGATTATCTCTTAGAAGATATGAAATTAGGTGAAATTTGGGATTTTAACGAACAAAGATTTATAGCACAAATGGAGAAAGTTGCTTAATTTCTTTTCACATAACAAGACTTACGAGGTATTATTAAGTTAATACCTCTTTTTTATTGGAAATGGTTTCAAAAAATAGTATGGAGTCTATTAAAAATATCTATGGTAAACGTAATCCAAAAAGTCATATTGAACAACGTTGCCAAAGACTCTACACAAAACAATTAGATGGTTTATCAACTCGTCAATTAGTTTTACAACACGCACAAAGAGAAAGTATCTCCGAAAAAACAGCTTGGGCAGATTGGAAAACCGTAACCGCATGGAACTCAACGGATTTAGAACGAGATCGTGTAGACATACTTTCTCGTTTGCATAGTATGAGACAAAGATTGTTTAATGCGGCTTTGAAAAAAGGGCAATTACAAACAGCACATATGATTTTAGATTCTTTGGGTCGAGCAAACGGAGAGACTCAAGAAGCAGTAAATGTAAATATGCCTCCAAGTTTAAATATTCAGATCGAAAGCAAGGAATAAGACATTCAGTTTTTGCATTCAGTTTTTACTTGACAAACCCAGCTGAAAATTGCATTCAGTTTTTTACATTCAGTTTATATAGCTTGATTTTTACATTCAGTTTTTGCTGATTTCACGGGTATAAATACATTCAGTCTTTGGAACGCTATGCTTACAAACGATTCTGAAGGGAGCGAATCGCTAAAATTCATTCAGTTTTATTGATTTCTTAAGTTTACCTGGAGTTTACCTGGTTTTGTCCTGGTTATACCCTGGTAAAAAAAATAAAAGGGAGCCGAAGCTCCCAGGTTTAATTGTTTTCTGTCCAGGTTGCGTATGGTGAACTGATCACCGCACCCTGGCTTTCGCCCTGGTCTGTCCAGGTCTGGTAGTAGCCAACCGTATTTCCGTTAAGATCTCTTAATGGAAGCTGGCTTTCCTGGAGTTTATCCAGGTGTTCGAGTTTATCAGCCAGGTCTCGTAATATCCTGGCGACTTCCAGGCCTTCCTGGTCAAATGCCTGGTTATCGGTTTTAATTCTAATTTTTAACATAGCAGTAAAAGTGAAAGAGGAGGGGAGCTAAGCTCCCAGCTCCTTAATTTTGTCGTCAAGCTCTTTGTGGTTGAGCTTTGGGTCGAACAAACTGACTCCATCGGGAGTAGTGTTTCGAGGGTCGGTAAGATTAAAGAATTGATATTCTTTGTAATTCTTGCAAGTTCTTGCAAGTGCATAGCTTTGTTCATCATTATCCATGTACAAAGCTACATTCCAAGTTTCGTAGTTAGTCCAACCGTTGTATTCTTGGTTCATGGCTTGGTCATCTCCCAATTAATTGTTGAATAATCGGCAGTTGTTGAAGGTGTTTGGCCTCCAATGGAAGTTAAAAGCATGAATGTAATAATGCTTATAACGAGAGTAAATTCTTGAAATTTCATAGCGTTTAAGAATAAAGTTCAATTAGTAAAAGTTCGTAGGCTTTTTTAGAAATAAGAGGGTCGAGAGGGTTCTTCTGATGAAGTTCCTCCTCGATCTCTTCAAGCCTCGTCTCCTGATAGGAATCAAGGAAGGACATGGTTAGTGTCCTATTGAGTCTTCGTAAGCTTCAGCTTCGAGGTGGTCTCGGTGGTCTTGAGCTTGCTCTTGTAGTTCCTCATCGAGGTCTTCAATTGCTTGCTCGTCTTTGAGATCTATCCCTCTAGCTTGGGCTTCGTCTTGTACAAAGTGATCCCACTCTGAAAGAGTGGTGTACTCGTCAGAGTGGATATCACCGAGTTGAAGTTGAGAGTTCATAACGAACCCTCTAGCTCTTCCTTCTTGGTCTCTTCGATTATTACTCGAAGAGCTTCGTAAGTTTTTGTAAGCTCTTTCATGTCTCTTTTGCCGTACCACTTAAGGAAGTCTCTGCACTCCTCGTGAACCATCTTGAGCCCGTCTTGACCTCGTGAGAAATCAACCGAGACTCTGTCACCGTCCACGAGGTTCATTGAGACATCATGAGAGGTAAAGCTGAGAGATTCGACACCTGAAAAGGTGTAGCGAGCTTGTGGTTTTGCCATAGCGGAAAAATTAATTAAGTTTTCAAGTTTCGTAGTTGGGTTGTTTTCCCTCCTACTCTTCTATTATAACAGTTATCTCCTATAATAAACGTGTACACCTCTATTCTGTAACAATTCGTTACATTCGGATATAGGGGGGGAGAGTGTATAAAATGTTACATATTATATAGGGTAGCGGGGAACCTGCTGATACAACACGAAATAAGTTGCTGTTATGATAAAAGGGGTTATGATTTTTATATGACAGCAGTAGCAGAACCATTAAGTTTACGTTGGGCACAAGGGGAGGTATTCAAATCTGATGAAAGGTTTAGGGTGTTAGTAGCTGGGAGAAGATTTGGTAAAAGTTATTTAAGTTGTGTTGAGTTATTGAAAGGAGCTATTGCTAAACCTGGAGAAACATATTTCTATTGTGCACCTACCTATCGAATGGCAAAGGATATTGCATGGAAAACCCTTAAGAAGTTAGTGCCTAGACAATGGGTTAAAAGTAAGAATGAGACAGATCTGAAGTTGGAATTAGTGAATGAATCAACTATCGAGTTGAAGGGAACAGAAAATGCGATGGCATTAAGAGGTCGTAGTTTAAGTGGAGTTGTATTAGATGAAGCTGCATTTATGGACAGAGCGGTATGGTCTGAAGTAATCCGACCTGCATTAGCAGATAAACAAGGATGGGCACTATTTATTTCAACACCTGATGGTACGGCAAGTTGGTTTTACGATTTATGGTGTTATGTACCTGAAGATGAGAGTGGAGATTGGAAGCGATGGAGTTTTACTACTATCGAGGGGGGTAATGTTCCAAGTACTGAGGTTGAAGCAGCTAGGGGGCAATTAGATAATCGTACATTTAGGCAAGAATTTGAGGCGAGCTTTGAAAATCTCACTGGATTAGTGGCAGTTAGCTTTAATGACGAGAATATATCGTCTGAAGCAGCAGATTTACATATGTTGCCACTATATATGGGGGTAGACTTCAACGTTGACCCGCTTTGTGGCATATGTGCGGTAAAAAGTAACGAAAATCTGTATGTTTTTGACGAAATCATTTTACGGGGAGGTGCAACGACATGGGATTTTGCGGAAGAAGTCGTAAATAGGTATGGGGTGGACAGACGAGTGATAACGTGTCCCGACCCTACGGGTGGTGCTCGAAAAACAAGTGGTATCGGTCTTACGGACCATACAATTTTAAGAAGGAGTGGTTTTAATGTGTCCAGCCCGAAAGCTCCTTGGAAGATTCGAGACAAAATTACTGCGGTGAATACAGCTTTATATGATGCAGCTGGAAATCGAAGAACATTTATTCATCCTCGATGTAAAGAGTTAATAAAATCCCTTCGTACGTTAACTTACGCTCCAAATACAGGGATGCCTAATAAAAATCTAGGAGTTGACCATGCTTTTGACGCTTTCGGGTATTTATGTTTGCAGCAATTTAATTTAGCAAAACCAGAGACATTAGGACAGACTTCGTTTAGAATTTACTAAGATACTTCTTTCTTATGGCTTAT